TGCTTTTCTTGCCATGTGTAAATTGTCACCTCTCCAATAAAGAAATGATTGTTTCGACACGCCCTTCAAGTCGATTCAATCTGTCATTCATTGATGAACCGCCGTTAGGTTTTAGTTCATTCAAGTAATGCTTCACTAGCCAGCGAATTGATCCTGCAAAGGCTGTGACGATTGAGATGATTGCAACTGCAAGAGCCGCCCAGTTAAGGGCGCTCATTATTTCTTAATACCTAAAGATGAATCCGATGGATTTAACCAACGAATAACAGGTGGAAGAACAGATGCAAGACCTGCGCCAATAAGCGCCTTTGGATCAGTTACACCAGCTGCTGCAAGTGAAAGAACTGCTACTAAAAATGCTCTAGCCCATGAGCCTGCTGCTGTTTTTAGGTCATTCATTTGTTGCTCCTAGCATCGGGATATCAAACCAGCTACCGTTTTGGTCGCCTTCTTTAGTAAAACTAATATGGATATGAGCGTGATGAGAATTGATTCCTTTATATTTGACCCAACGCCAAAGTGATTTTCTGGATGTAATCTTTCCTGCATAAATGATGTAGGACACTCTGCGGTCTTTCTTGGCGCATAGGCGTATTTGGTCGGCAAGATAAGCACCTGTGCTGGGGCGTGAGTCGAAGTCCTTATCCACATCAATAGCCCTGACGATTCCGTTAGACGGATCGGGATTGTGGTCACTCTTACGATTGGAGTGCTTGGCATCGCCTATCCAACCATCGCTCTTGCGGTCACGGTCTGGAAACGCATCATCGATTTGTTCACGAAGTTGCTGACCAGCCTTGCACAGTAGTGGCTTCATTATCCTTGTTCAGCCGCTTTGCGCGCTTCCCATGCAGATTGCGCCGCTAATCGCTCAGCTTCAAATTGTGCAACTTCTTCTGCTGATAACTGGATTTCTGTTACTTTACCTGTTTCAACATCGTGTTCTAATCTAAACATCATCCACCCCATAATTGATAGTTACCAGCAGAATAGTTTGAACCACCTAGAAGAACTAAGGATGAAACTGCTTCTGCAACAATATAAACGCCTTCTTTTTGTTCTAAAACATTTGCAGAACTTGAGTTTTTGTAACGACTTGTTGCTCTCCAAGTTGTAAATCCTGCTTGCTTACAATTTTCAAATACAATGGTAAATGAGTTAGCAGGCGCACTTGTTGGAATGGCAGCCTCATAGTTAAAATAGATGCCATTGTCAGAATAAGTCCAGCCGCCAGTAGTAGAGCCAGTTTGTACAAAACCAGTTCCTAAATAATTACCAGCAGTTCCATTATTATTAATTTTGCAATAGTCAATAGAAGTACCAGAGTGAGTTACTGCATCGATTCTTAATTGCAAATAATCATAAGAAGATAAACTGCTTAAAGTAACACTAGCTCCACTTAAACTGCCTGATGCAATAAGTGAAATGGTCTTATTTGGTGTTGCAACAGCAGCCCATTTTAAGCCAGTTGTAGTAGTTGAGTCAGCAGTAAGAACTGTGTCATTAGCACCGACAGCCAAGCGTGAAGGCGTGTTAGCCGCAGATGCTGAAACTATTGATCCTTTAGCAGTTGGGTTTAATAGGTTCAGCGTTCCGTTCGTATCATTTATATCGCCAGCGGAGAACACATCTCCGTTCGCATAAGTCACCTTTGTTGGAAATCCGACAGCCATTAGCACACCTCTTTCATAGGGTCAATTCTAGTACATAACATCGAGTAAAGGCTCCTGCGTAGCAAAAGTGGTCACCCAAGTGTTAGGGGTGATTGTGTGGGCTATGCCTTGAATCTGTAGCTTCTTTTGAATAGTTGATCCACCAGGTTGCTCATTGGTTATATCTACTGTGTCAAAAAACTCCAAACTCAAACCTGCTGTAACGCCTGCTGAGTAGTTAGGAGTTACTAAGTCTAAAGTAATTGTTTCAATGCGGATAGAAGTTTCTTTACGGCTATCGACATAGGCAGTTGCTAACGCAAGTGCATTCGAGTCTGATTGCATGAGCATATCTGTAGCTGTAATAGATCGTGTGAAGTATTGAGCTATCGATGTTGCATCTGAGTAAGTCTGTGCTGTTCCACCGATTCGGGTCACAGTTGCCTTGTTTACGATTGTCTTGTCATCGAGGGCAAAGGTAATTCCTGCATAGTTAATTCCTGTGCCTGTTTGGTTAAATACTGTTGGACTAGCTGCTTGGGCATCCACCACGAATTGTCTGCCCTTAAAGGTTGCAACACCGTTTTCGTTAATGTAGAACGCGCCCTGTTCTGTGAACTCGGCAGTCTGGATTGCTTCTAGGACTGTGCGTGTTGTGCCAGGGTCTGCCACGCAAGTCGTAGCGCCTGTGCCAATGCTGGTAAATGCAGGCGGCCAGGCAATCATGCTAAGAATAGATTGAACGCGTTGAGCAGTTGTCTGCCCTGCTGTGCCACCTGTAACGGTTGTGACATTGGAGTTATACATCAAGCGGAATGCGTCATAACAGATAAAGGTTACATAGCCAACTTCTTGACCTGTTGGATAGGTATAGCGATATTCGGTGATGTAACCGCCAAATAATCCATAAGTAACTCCGCCATAGATAGCAGATGCCTGAATCTTCCTAAGTGGCTGTAATAGCCCGTAATAGGGGCTAGAGGTGTTCTGTGGGTTCCAGTCACCATCAGGATCTACAACTCTAATAGTTGCCTGTCCTGACTCGTAATTATCCTGCAAAAGATTGCGACCTCTACGGGTTGAGATGTTGGTGGTCTGAGCAGAAACATCGACAATGACAGGAATGGCAGAAGCAAGTTCAGCAAAGCCCAGTTGTGAAGTACCCAAAATAAACGGATTACCGAATGAAGCTCCACCCGATAGATTTATCTTGACTGAAAGGGTTGCTGGTAACGCCATTATCTGTACGCAGTCGAATAGGAGATTGGGATTCCGGAAGCCTGGTTATTGTAAATACCCTGAGTGATGGCATTGACTAGATCGCGCTCTGTGGTGACTGAGCCTTGAACATTAACTACAACTGATGCTCCACCAGATGAGCCACCATATTGTCCCAGTCTGCTTTGTAGCGCTGATATATCTGGCATTGCTAAATCTAACTTATTGCGGACAACTTCTCTTTGCACATCTATTGGAGTGCTTGGACCTGTCAAAGTTTGTAGTTGCTTGACCTGTGGTGCAATAGCATCAAGCATTCCTCTGATAGTTGCTCTTAATGCTTCAATAAGAGCTGCAAATGCGTCTTTAGCTTCATCGGCTTTTTTAATCATCCCAGCCATAGCAGTATTTTGATCCTGAATAGCAATAAGAGATAACAAGCGCATCTTTGTCTCTGAATCAGTAGTCTGATTCAGTGCTGCATATAATCCAACACGCTCTACATCGAACTTTTTCTCTAATTCTTTAAGCGCTAGTTCATCGCCTGTAAGGGCAATCTTTCGAGCAGTAGCATTGTTATCGATTGTTTTTAAACTGTTCTGTTGCTTCTGTAATCTCAGCGCATCTTTGTTGGCTTTATCAATAGCTGCGCGTTGTCCTGGCGATTGGGCTGGAGTGCCTGCTGCACGCGCCTTGCTTGATGATCCAATTTTACTTAATAATCCAAATATATTAAATGAAAATACATCACTAAATCCTTGAGCTAAATCTTTTCCACCTGGAAGTTGTTTTAATTTAGAAATAAGAACGCCAACGCCATAGATAGCGTTGCCTACTTCAGTAGCAAAACCTTCCATTGCTGTTGTTGCTCCGCCAATGCCATCTTTGCCTGCAATAAGTTGCATGGAATCAAGAAGGTCTTTGCCGATAATTTCTTTAGCATTCTCAGAAGCAACTGCTAGTTTTGCCATTGACCCTGCGTAGCCATCGGCAGCAGCTAATGCCTGACCAGAGAACTTCTTTGTAAGTTCTGCTGTAATTAAGTCTAAATCACCAGATGCAAGTGTGGCTTTAGATAAGCCTGCACCTAGACGGCTAAGCGCTGTGGTTTGACCACCATAAGCCTTTGCAAGTGCCAAAGACACAGCGCCTAAATCTCTGCCTGTACCTGCTGCAATATCGAGCGCTAGGGCTAAGCCATCTTGTGACTTCTTAACATTGCCTGTGGCTGTAAGTAAAGTTCTAAAGGCTGGGCGTAGTTGATCATCGAGAACGCCAGTAGCGCGTTGTAAGTCACCGATAAACTTCTCAACCTCGATGGCTGCAAATGCGTTGCCTGTGTTAGCCAAAGCCAATGTAAGAGATCGCGCAGCCTTTTCATCAGCTGCAAAAGCCTTGACTGATTGCTTACCGAATGACAGTAATTTGCCAGCAGCAAAGACTCCAAGTAACTGCTTGCCTAACTTGGCAACGCTTTTCTCTAACTTCTGAGTTGTGGTTTCTGCCTGCTTGAATGCTTTATTGCCGGTAAATTCGGCGGCTATATCTATCTTTACATCAGCCATTAATATCCCACCGCCTTATTGAACTTATCCCGAGAAACTTCGATTGCTTTAATAATTGCTGCATTGGTCTTGCCTTGATCTTCTGCCCATGCACGATAAATGGCGCGACCTTTCATCTTACGAGAAGCGCGACCAGATTGACCTGCTACTCGTGTGTAAGCATTTTTAATCTCACCCTGCGCATTCAGGGCTTGAATAAATAAAGAACCTGCCTCTGGGTTATTGCTTTTGCCATAGTTCTTACCTGTGCTGGTTGAATAAACTGAGTTCATGCCAGGAATGTTTACTTCGCGTCTTTTAGCTTGTTCGCGACCGTTAGGGTTTAAGCGACCTGCTGTTTCATAAATAGCACCAGCTGCCGACTTGTTATTGATTTGAGCCAAAGAACGAAAGCCTTTGCGATTAGGACGCGAAGGTGTTGTCTTGTATCCAATGCCACGCTTTGCTTCACCGGCTGAATATCGTGGAAACTTTCCTGTAGATGCAGGCTTACCCCAGCCGCTAAGTGGAGCA